AATCTGCGGTGGTCCTTCATATCTGTACTGAGCTTGGCTTCCGGATGTAGAAGCAGTCGTTGTCGCAGCAGGCGTGTTTGCCTGGCCTCCCATCCCAGAGTGCACAGAGCAGTAGTAATAAAGCGTTGGCGCTCCAGCTTCCACTTGGATCCTCGTGTAGGAACCAGCTTGCCCAGGCGTTCCAAATGTCGTCACGCCAGTCGTGTACTCAGTCCCACTGTTGTGGGTGCCGTTGCTAGTCGTGGAAAAACGCAATGGATGCCCAGCATTAGAAGCGTTCTGCTGGCTAAACAGATGAATCGTGCCCTCGGTTAGTTCTAAGGTCTCTGCGTTAGAACTGCCGCCGTTAAAACGGTATTTGTTTCCGCCATCAGCAACCACAGTGACTAGATAGGTCACAGTCGGTATCTCAATCTCTGCTGGCTTGAGCGCATCTTTGTTGCCCTCCCAACCGCCTAAAGCCTGACCCGGCAAGTTGAACGTCTGGAACGTGCCTTGAACCTCGTCGTAGTGGTCTAGAAAAAGCTCAGCGTTTGGATCGCCAATGTTGGCGTAAGACAAGCTGAGCTTAACGTCGGTTCGTTCGCTGCCATACAAGATGCGCGTTTCTTTACCGTTCTGAGCCTTGAAGGTTTTGACCGGATACGTTCCAGGGTCATAGGTACGGCTAGAAGGCTTGAGGATCGGGAAAGCCATTAGGAAGGACGAATTGTGATGACTGAGGTATCGCTTGCAATCAGCTTCGCAAGCTTGCTAACTCCATCATCATCGCAAGGATGCTCTGTTGCAACGATGTCTACGGTGCCTTCCTCGGAGAATGTCAGCTGTTCCACGACGTATACGTTTTGCGAAACCTCTGGCCCGACAAGGCTGAAAACAGTGTCGTGGAACGTGGAGTCTGAAACGTTTCCGTTGCTTACGGTCATGGTTCCAGCCTCAACGTCTTCAAAACCACTCTTGAAGTACGACACGTTGTACTGGCCATCAGGCAGGTCAGTCACGCTAGTGACAACCCCTGAGCTGTTTACCGTGCCGTTATTGGCAGGCAAATAAGGGCTAGAAGATGTTGTCACCTTTATGTAAGACCCTGCTCTTAAGTTCAGGCCATGCACGGTCGTTGAAAAACTAATCGTGTGCGTTACAAGGTCGCGGATGCCCAAAAAGTATTTAGCAACCTGTATTGCGTGTTGCTCTGAAGTGCAGAACTGTGTCAAATCAAACTGCTCGTTAGGCAGAAGGTTGATGCCGTGGATTTCCAGCTGACCAGGCAGCTTGACTGAAACAACCTTCTCTTGCGGAAACTTGTTCTTGACCTCATGCCGATAACGCATTACGGCCTTGAAAGGACGCCGCTCCTCGCTTCTTAAATACTCAACCTTAAAACTGTCCTCAAGGATATTGCCTGCTGTAAAAAATTGATCAATAGGAACAGGGCCAAGGTTGATTTCACCGCTATCAGGCATGTGAGGCACAGCCGGAAGCAACGAAAATTTGCCGTTCATGATCACAAAATTACACAAGAAATATGGTGCTATGTCAGAAATAAACTGGCGGAGATTGCTGCGGTCTCCGATGACGCCATTGAAAAACAGCTTTTGCTTTTCAACAAACTTAGAGGTCTCAACAAAGTCAGCTTGATTGACAAGTGTTGGATTGTTTTCATCCATCTTCAACAGCGACCCAGCCCCGCCCATGTTGTTTGTGAGCAAGTAAAAGACTAGATCTGTAAAAAGATTGCTAGGTCCGTTTGCTTGACCGTTGACGTTGAGACCATCTTGGTCGTAAACAGACAGGTCAGAATGCAATCGTTTTACATGCAGGCCGCTGCCGAGCCAAACACGCATCTGATCAAGACTTGTGAAATTACGACTTGCCTTGAGTGATAAACCAGCAATCGTCATGTTGCCGTAAACAGGAACATTTGCGTTCGGCACAACTTCGTTTACATAAACGATAGAATGCTCTGGCTCTGAATCATTTGACTTCTGAACTAACGCTCGATACAAACTGATGTCCGCATACTGGCTTTGTTGCTCGAAAAAGGTTTCGCCAGTCAATTCCCCTTGCGGTTCAGTCTCGCCAAGGTCGCCAATAATAAATCGAAATCCTGTTTTTTCGTAAGCAGTGATATACGGGTTGTCAGAAGAAATTGTTACCGTGTCGTCGTACTCATCCCCTTTGCGCCAGTTATCTGTTGTGTCTGAATCTTGCACAACCAAAATTGGCTCTTGAGGGTGGTTCCATCCTTTAGTTTCACCACTAAAATGGTTGACCTGCTCTTTAACAGTCGCGGTCATCTGCACCTTAATTTTTCTTGGACCGTTCGGATAATTACGGATAATAGTTTTTGATTCTCCAATGTTTAAGCTGGCAGCACTTCCAAAAATTTCGTAGTAGTACGCTTGTGTTCTGCCAATCGCAAATTCTCGAACATCAGTGTCAGTTACTCTGTAACGCTGACCCGAAAACGTCATTGTGATTCCACTGGGATGGTTAGAAACAAATGAGTTTGAGCCATCAGTTGGATACGCAGACGTAGATCCTGAAGTCGCTCCCAGTCCTCGTTTGAACTCGACAAGATCGCCTACCTTGTAGCCGTCAGAACTGCCTACAACTTCACAGCTAACAAATGCCCATGTGAAATTAACGCCATTGCTGACGTGAGCATAGTGAGTGTCTGAAAGCCTTGTTTTACGCACCGTATATTTAACAGCCATCCAGCGCCGTCCGTCACTGCTCAAGACTTCTCTGGTCTGCTTTGTCTTCTCACCGCCTTCGTTAATTGGATCGTTATCACAACTGCCAAATATCGTATGGAAGAAAGCGCCGTTCTTGCCTCCTTGGATCCTCTCGTCGTTGCTTATATTTGCTTCCCTGACAATAGCGTCTGCCGTTTCAACATTTCCTTGCGTGTCTTGCGGCAAAACAATGCTGCGCACAACATTCTCAGGGATCCTCCTGCCTCCAGGCTCAAGAGTTGTTTGAGGGCTTCTTACAAATTCTTTATTGCTTTGTAACTGCGATTTTTTAGTCCTCGTTCCAGCAAGTGCGATGCCAAATCTGCCAAGTCCCGGAACATCCGCAGCCAAACGCAGAAGCTCTTGGTCATTGTCTGAAACAGATGCAGATAAACGAATAACCTCTTCGTCTCCTCCGATCGACCTTAACTCAGAGCCGGGTATTGGCACGAACTTGTATTCAAGCTCTGTTGGCGGCAAATCGTGCGGATGAATGAAACGCAGAAAATTGTATTGATCAACCGGGCGACTTCCAGTTACAGCAAAATAATGATCGATCCGCTGGAACTTAAAAGCTTCGCCAGTTTCACCTAATCCAGCCTTGCGAACAAAAACCTGGAAGAAAGAAGTTCTATGGATTGATCCTGTATAAGTGCCAGAACGAACCTGAACATCTTCTTTGTCAAAATTACTTAACTCGCTAGGGGTTGGAGTAGTGTTAAAAGCGCAAATACCCTGCAGGGTTTGGAATACTCTGCTTTTTATTCCAATCTCTGTTACCACTGCCGGACGATTGTTGCGCACCAAACCCGTAGACACTCGGGTTAAAGGGAAAAACGCCGAGCCAACTCCAGTTCTCGTAAAACCATCACTAATAAAATCACCTGGAGGGTCAATCACTAAGTCCTTGTTGACAATGCCTATCGTTTTCTGGCGAGACTCGTTTATCTCTATGCACTCAAGAGTAATAAATTGGTCATCCCCGTCCTTAAGGTCTGGATCAAACCTTGTCAGCCTGCGCCTAGACACCTTCCAGATTGTGTTGCCAATAGCAAATTGCTCTCCAACCTGCATGGCTTCATCAGCAGCAATTTGCTCTGCTTTTACTGTTTGGTTAATATCGTCAACTGATTCTTTGCCTCTGTTGTTGCTGCGTTGATATATGTCCTCAGGTATTTCATTCTTACTCATTTTAAATAAAATTTTGTCGCCCAATTCAACGCTGGCGACAATCCTGGCTTCATTGTCACCCGGCTTTATCTTGGTGTTGCCACGCTCGATCTGCACAACTCCCATACGCGGGCTGTACTGACGGCCCCTGCCATTCATCTCCTGATTTCTTACCTTTTTGAGATCATCCTCGTCACCAACTTCAATGTTGATGTCTTCACTGCCTGTAATCTTTAACCGACGCAAAGTAAGCGCATGTTTCTGCTTGTTGTCTTGCTCTTTAGGGATAGAAATAGTTTCAAAGTTAACCCTGAAACCAGTTCCGTTTGGAATCGCAGCATAAACGCCAAACTCTGTATTGTTGCCTGGTGAATATGCGTGGCAAAAATCTGTTGTTTGGTCGGCAGTATTGCTAGGGCACAAGAACACGTCATCATCAGTAGCAACGTATTTAATAGGATCTCCTTTGTCTGGACCGCCTGCTGTGCCGTGAACAAGGTTGGCGGCTCTTATTCGTGACGTGCCAGAAATGCTTGTGTTCCTTTTCCAGTAGAACGCAAAGAAGTCCTCATGCAGAGCATCAAGTGCATTATTGCCAAAAAAGATTCCCTCTAGGCTTGGCTTTTCAATACCATCAGGAGCGGTATCGTCTCTAAACCCTTGCTCTCCAACAACAAACATCAGCTTGGCTGATTGCTGTGTGCCGTGACTAAACATCCGAGACCACACAAGTTTTGGCGTAACGAGCATTCCACCAACTTTTTGAGCTTCGTTGTAAAGGCCAAAAATAATTGGAATGGGTGCGCCGTAATCTGCTAGCTCATTAAGGGTTTCAAAGCCCCGACTTTGCGTAAAACGGTTGCCAGCATTAACGCTTCCTAGATCAAGCTGCGACCGTTTCGATGCCTCAGGCATCTTGGGCTTTGGTGTCAGCAGATAAGAAACACCAGTCAGCACAAGGCTGATGGCAAGACTTACAAGAACAGTCGTTACATCATTTCGGACATCAGGCAGATGCTCATATTCAGCCGGACGCACCAGGCCCTTGCGTCGAACCTCAGCAGCAAACTTGCGGTACTCCTCTTCTGTTAACCCAATCGTCTTGATTAACTCTTTCTCGAACGGAAGCAGGGGCAAGTTGTAAACAGACGGGCCGAAGACCACTGAACCTTCTCCGACATTCGATTGACGTACAAGATTCCCGTCTGCCATGTGACTGCGAATGCCCAAGATTGCTGCGGTAACAGCAGAATATCCCCATCATACTGAGGCCGATCTACACGGGAACCCCAACGCATAAGGTCTCGGCAGATCTCCCACTTGCTTGCTTCATACCAAGATTGCTTAAACGGTGGCGCGTCAACGTCCATCCGCTCCAATGCTTGGTAGCACATGTGGATGCAGTCGATATGGCCGTCACTGCCGTCAGCGCCAAAGCGATACGGCATTCCGATTAGATCACCGCAGTCGGACATTGTTGCTAATGGGCAAGTTGCCAACCATTCGCTGCGTCAATGATCGTCTTGGTACGTCCGTTCCAACAGCATCCAGAACAGAACTTAGCTCTAAGTTCAGTGAGACGTTATCCCACTGGCCGCCAGTGACTTGGCCGGTGTAGGTGTGAACAGTCATGTGCGTTGCGGTGAGACCTGAATCAGGATCAGAGTCTTCGATGATCAGCACCTCAACCTCCATCAGATAGCTGCTCTTGATCGCTGCAACTGCCCATTCACGCGTCAAATCATTGTTCGGAAAGACAAGAGACGCTTCCATGCCATCACCTGTGCGGTTGACGGTGACACCGGATAAACCAAACGGAACGAACTGATATTCGTCACCGTTGTGCGTCATCTGTTTGCCGATAAAAAAGTTTTGAAACCTGAAGTCAACGGTGTCCTTAGGCGTAATCCGTAGGACGTGACCAAAAGCAAACTGCGTCACATCCCGACCCTCTTACGAGTGCTGCCGCTCATCTGCAGTCGTCTCAGCGTTTGTTGCTCACCCTGTTTAGCGCCTTGGCTAGCGGCTTGCCTCATGCCAGCCTGGAACTGATCTGCAGTCACATAATCGACGCTGTTGATGCGTTCGACGCTGTAGCGAACGTCGATTGGTGCGGCAACTGCTGTTCCGCCACCTTCGCCTGACATTCCAGAAACTCCAGACTCTGGAATAACAGCAGGTCCACGCACACCGCGAGAGTAGCGTGACATGCTTTCACGCATCTTGCTTTCAGGAATGATGTACTCGGGCTCACCGCCTTCACCCACCATTCCAAGGGTCGGCCTGCTAACTACACCACCTTCTTTAAAAGGTTTAAACGCTCCCCCCGTATAACTCCCCTCTGCCGACATATACGCACCAACAAGGTCAAGGTTTAAGCCATCGCCTCCACTGTTGCCACCACCCATGCCAGCAAACATCCTGGCAATGCCAATCGCGATGTATTGCGCAATCATCTTCGCAGCAGTATTTGCCAAAACATCAGCCACACTCTTCAACAAGTTGGCAAAGACTTCCTTGATGCTTGCCGCTCCAGT